CCCGTGAGAATAAAGATTGCCATTTCCCGTAGACTCACCATCCACCTCAAGAGCATAGTAACTTCCAGTTTCATTAAAATCTATTAACAAACCACCCATATTTTTTGCATCTGCTGTTTCAATTTCTACATGAACTCCAGGGGTTACTGTACCTACTCCAACAGCCCCACCATCCTTCACAAATATCCCATTTGAATCATCGTCATAAAGTTTTAGGCCATCACCGTCCCTTGCCCTTATCTCATCTGTCCCAATATACAATCCATCAGTCTGGCTCCAGCTTTGTTCCTTGATGGCATAAGTCAACCCATCCGGTGTCACTGCTCTTGTGGCATCCGTACCAGTGGCACATTCTGCATTTGTTGCCAGTTCCACTATCCCAGCAACAGAAGTAGTGGCAGCATCAATCAGATCATCAATCTCATCCAAAGCCTCTGTCAAGATATCTGGAACACCTTCATCCCCAGCAGAGAATCTGGGCAAATGGTAATTAGTGGTAAAACTTCTATGGATAATGCATTCTACTGTTTCCGTATCTCCGGCATACTGGGCAGTCAATTCCAATTCTGTATCACTGGTAATTGAGGCCACGGCATATGTGGGCTCTCCAGCCACATTCTTTTTGAATGCATCATTTACATCTACATCTGTCAACCACGATGTGCCAACAGCGGTTACTGTCTCATCACCGTTCGTTACTGTACAGGATTGTGTCTGTTGTTCATCAGCCATTTATCTATCTCCTCTAAGTATCATAAGAAATTCCAGCCCATCTAATAGTATCGCCATCCATATAAGACGGAGATTTGATCGTAAAACCCGTAGTTGCTTTATCCTCAATACTATACTCACCTATTGATAATGATCCAAATCGTTCTTCTCCAGAAAGAGCTTGCCTTTCCAATAAAATAATAAAATTTGTATCATCCCTCTCAGTAGTAAAAGTGACTGCTCTGCCAGTGCTTAATAATGTAGTTGTTCCTGACTCAAATGCTGTTGTAGAAGCTCCAGCTGGGCCTTGAGTGCCAATCGAAGTGACAGTCGGATTAACTCCTGAAATAGTTACCTTAAATGCAGATTCAGTTATTGTAGTAATCATCTTGTAATCTCTTTAGACAAACGAACAGCCCCCTGTAATAATCTTGTTACTGTTCCAGCTGGAGCTACCATTTCAATATCATAAATAGCTCTGTTAAATGTTAGGGTGGCAGTAACAGTGGCGGATAATGTTATTGTAAAAATACCACTTGCTGGAGTCGTAAGAGCTATACTTCCTTCAGTTGTAGATATATCCACGATAGTTTCCTCATCATCTGCATTCTCCCTAATCTGCATCCGTACAGTATATCCAGTAATATTGACAGGTATATCATCAGAATCAGTCCAAGTTATTACCCTTACCCAAGTTATCCCTTGCTCAATTATAGGATTCCATATTCCAGCAGACATAAATCACTCCATTATTTTACAATCACCTTAGTTCGGCCCATATATTCTTCTTTGTTATCATCATGTTCATAATCTCTCAAAAGTGCCTTATTCTTTTTGTCTTTGTCTATCTTTTTCTTTCTCTTTAATTTTCTTTTCTCATTAGTAATCACAACTCTTTCTCCTTATTATATTTTAAGATTAAGCATTAAAAAAAAGTAACATTTATTTCACCAGCACCCTGGAAGTGTGTATATAGGGCTCCTTTCTCAGCATCCATTAAATGATCCATCCATTTCACCGGATCATCCGTCCTCTCACCCCTTGAATTCTTCCTCCAGGAATAATTGTGCTTCTCTTTTCTCAGATTGTCGGAACCCGGGCAAATATAAGTCCTCCATAATTGCACCAATTCAATTGAAGGCTTCACTGACTTTGGGCCTTTGAACATCGGAACAGCTCCAGGAAATCCAGCAGCAGCAATCTGGTCAATTTTCTCAGGATCTGCACTATCACAATATATTGGACAATTCCTCATATTCTCTGGAATCAATTTTTCCATTTCCTTAATTATTTCAGGAGTCTTCATTTCTGTCTGGTAAATCAATTCCCTTTCCCAACAAGTATTCTCCTCCTTATTGCTTATGTCAATCTGCAATAAAGCAGTAGGAACATTCCAGCCAAAATCCAACCCATATATTGTCTCACTTATATCCTCACTCTTTGGAAAGCTCTGAGCATCATAAAAATTACTATATACAGCATCCTCCAATACTCCCCATTCCCCAAGGGCATAAATCCTGTGAAGATTCTTATTCTGAGTAATTAGATTTTCATAATCCCTTACTGATTCTTTTGGAAGAAATGGATTGTCTTTATATGTCGATCTAATTACTTTTTTATTGGCATAATAATCCTTATCTACTAACTCGGTTTTCAACCAATGAAATTCACTAATGGGATTGAAAGACAAAAATATTTGATTAGGTTTCCCATCCCTGCTTTCATTCCTCAAGTACAAAAGCAAAGTCTGAAAATCACTCAAGCTGAATTCAGTGGCTTCCTCTACCCAGATATAATTCCATTCGCTCGACTTTATCTTCTCTGGATCATCCAGCCCACCAAAATGCAAGAAATTCTGTTTGCTTGGAATCCCATGAAAATAATTCATCATTGTCTTCTGACTATTCAATTCTGTTTCTCTCATTCCAAATTCTTCTAATACCTTATAGAAAAATATTCTCCAGGTAGTCAATTTTAAACTTGGTAATGTTTTCCTCACAATAAGAAAATTCTTTTTCTCCTCTGAAAAGAACTTGTTCATCATCACCTGCATAATGGAATGGCTTTTTCCACTTCCACCACCTCCCATATTTACATTAATCTTACGATCAGTCCCCTTACTACCAAACGGATACCCAGCCTCTTTGCATTTCCGGGGTAATGAGTTTTCCCAAAATATCCTTGTGGCCTGGATGTTCATTCTAAAACAATCTCCATTGTATATCTATAAAAAGTAATCATTATTGCATCATAAGTATAATACCTGTCAAACTGAATTCCAAAAATCCACACCGGACGAAGCCCTTTGCATAATTTATTAAATCTCACTTTCATCATGGAAGCATATCCAGACTCAAATGTTTTTCCTCCAATTCTTCCCTCATCAAATCCCTTACAAAATCTAAAGCATCCAGAGGTGTTTTTATTTCCCCACCAAGTTCTTTCTTCCCTCTACAAAACAACCTTAATTCGGCCTCTATATTATATAGAACAAAGTAGAAATCCACACCATGAAGAGCAATCAGCATTTCCCCTTCTTCTTCCGGACAATTATATTCTAACCTGGCTTTCATTCCTTTTCTCCGCTTTCCATTCTATTGCTCAATTCCTTTTGATGCTCCTCTATGCAACCCATGCATAGCCAATCACCATTAATATTGAATGCCCCATACTTTCCGCACTCGTCACAAGTCCTGTCATCATCATAAGGAAATTCAGGCTCCACAAATTACCTTCTTCTCTCAACTTCCTTCTCCATTTTCCTGCACCCATACCTGCCCTTGATATTGGTATGGAAGAACTTGCCCAAACTGTCACTATTCAGCAAATCGTTGAATTTACCATTCTCCACATCATCATATTCGTAAATCACATCACCCTTGAAAGTAATATACAGCTTCTCTGTCTCTGGATAATAGATCAGCTTGCTCATATTCGAAGATAAGCCGTCCACCTCTATCCTTGTGATTTTGTTTTTCAGTGCCATATTATTTATCCTTATAATCTACATCACCAGTGTCCATATTATAAATCATTAATGGCCCCTCTGGAGAACTTGTTCCAATCCCAACCATCCCACTGGAAGTGACAGAGAATACTAAATTCTCATATTTCTCTACCTTGGATAAAAAATCTAACAATTCATCAGTCATCACTAAGCCCAATTTCTCAAATAGTTCTTCCATTGCTTTTTTCTCAGCTTTGATGCTATGCAAACTATTCACACATTTCCTGAACACATCTTTTAAATCATCAATTTTCCTACGAATCTGCTCCTTCTTGAACTCATCAAAAGCTTCTTGTAAAAGTTTCTGGTCACCCATTTGATCCTCCTTTTAATTTACTCCTATTGGTAATAAAACTCCATCCGCAAAATCCTCTTTGTGTTCATCCAACCAACCATTGTACTCTTTTATATAAGTATCAATTAATTCTCTCAATTTCATAGTATCTGTGGTATTCAATACCCAACAATCGAAATGTCCATGCTTCTGTCCATAACCAAATACATATTTTAACCCAATCCATATTCTCTTTATAAAGGAATAATGAGTGGTCAAAAGAAACTCTGCGTAAAGCTCTGGCGGCCAATTCTCCTCACCTTCAAAAATATCAAATACCATCCGATGCCTGGGATCTTTGCATGTACATTCAAAATATTCAGTCAAAAAACTTTCTCCCATATAAGAATTAAATCATTATAAAAGAACTTCATGAAAAAACCCAGTGATACTTCTATCGTAAAGGATATTATGTGTTTCATGAATTCTCTAACTCCAGTCTTGAATTGTAAAAAAGTATTAGTCATTTTTGCACCTCTCTTGAAGGATAGTAAGCACCCTTCCATACACAAGACTCAGGTGGCAACTCCTCATTCAACATAGCTGGACCAATAAAGTATTCAGGGTGGCCTTTGCAGGAATCCAGGGCTTTTTGCTCGGTATCGTATACCCCTTGGAAATTCCAAATGATGCCCTGGTTATTTTCATTTTCAACTTGTCCAACGATCCATAATCGCTTGTCCATTTTTAAGGTCCCCAAAATTTATGTGGTAATAAAAGCCCCCACACCAATATTACCCAGTGATTATATTGGCCTCCCCCCCTGGCGCATTGGCGTGGATCTGGCCGGACCGGGATCCTGGTGGTCATTTCACTCATTTATCCATTTCCTTTAACAACAGTATAATAGTCCTTATTACTCAATTCCTCTATCCTCTGGTCTGCCAATGCACCAGCCCTGCATATTGCCCAGGCAACAAACAGACAAAAAGTCACCACTATCAATCCTATCCATATCATCTCTTATTCCTCCATAAGAATATAATGGTCAAAGCTCCCACTAAAGCTCCCAATAGTAAGAATGTCATGAATGGGTTCATTAGTCCTCTTCACACTCTTTATACTTCACTGTCTTTACTAACTCATCCAATCTCTCATCCATACCAATTAATATTCCCTCAACAAGATTAAATCTTTCCACTAACTCATTAACCTTGTCTACCAATACATAATTGCTTACATGATCTTCTGGTATATTAGTTAGTATCTTGTCTATCATTAAGCTCCCCTGTGTCTATATCCCTATAAAAGATATCCACCGGTACTTGTGATCCCAGCCAGTCCTCATTCTTCTTTCTCTCTGTTGATAGTGCATAGTACCTTACCTGGAAGTTCATCCAATCTGTCAACGTTGGCTTGGGCTGAGTAGTGGTGGTCATTGTCCCGGTCCTCTGGTGAGTTGTTTTTGGGTGGCTGGGGACGTTTAATACACCCCACCATTTGCCCTTTGCCCCTGTTCCATAACTTAAAACATTCCCCTGTACAATTAGCATAACGACGATCCATCTGATCCACCCCATTCACCTCTGCACTTATTGCTGGCATTCTCTGCATCATCTCATTTATCCTATCCTATCCAGTAGCAGTAACGTATTATGCAATGGGTGTCTTGTATTCTTTGTTATTTCACAGACATCTTTCCCATACTTTTCCTTCTTCCTATCTGCTATGTTGTTCATTTGCTTTCCCCATACACACTCAACTGTTCTGTTGTCCATCTTATCTCTTTTATTACAGCAATCCCCATCTGTACTTTGGCATTCCATTTCATTCTATTCTATTATTCCTTTTTCCCTTGCTGTTGCATTAATCATTTCCCATAATCCATCCAGCAATAGCTGAGTTGACGTTGGCCATATACATGTAACCGAATTCAAATTGACTTTGGTCAATGCCCTCAGTTCCTCTTCACTCTGTATTACCACTTCTATCCTTACTGGTGTGAACTCTTTCTTCTTGTCTGGTAATAGTGTGATTTTCATTTTACCCACCTTTTATATTTCATTGCTTTCCATATAAGTTTTGGAAATTCTCATTACTTAATTTATTTTGTTCTTTTTCTATTGATTTGCCCATTAGTGGTTGATGTTCCTTTTTATATCTTGTTTTTTAAGTTATTTCCTATTTCATTGAGAAGATAGTCTTTTCTATATTTCTTCTTTATTCTACCTGGATTTCCTACAAAACGTGTACCTAAAAACAAATATCTCTCCTGATCCATAAAATCCTTATTCGGGCTATCTACCCAACCCCTTTCTGTCACCCATGAATCCTCCAACATTTCCTTTTTCTTAAACAGCAACCCACCAGTGAACATTCCTGCCAGCCCTGCTGTGAATACCTTTATGAAAGTGGCTCTGGTCATCTATCTATCCTGTATCTCTGTTTTACTATTACTTTCCTGCTCTTTCCATCCCACTCCCATATTAACGTAGGGGACAAATCCAGCACTCCAGAAACACAATATCCCTCACCTTGCAACTCAGTCAACTCCTTACTCATATATTCGAAAAACTCCTTTGCCCCATCCAAATCTACAGAATTAATAGGTATCTCTACTATCTTAGTATTTATCTTAGTATTTGATCTTGAAAATTTCTTTTTTATAAATCCCCAGATTGTCATTTCTTCTTTCTCCAAAAAGCCTGCCTATTTAATCCCTTCCAATTGATAGCCTTTATTATTCCTCTTATATAAAGAAAATCATAGTTGAATGGAGCAATACTGTCATACCCAATATTCAGAAGACACCCACAAAAACTATTTATTTGAATGGCCCCTATCTGAAGCTCAACTCCAAACCATTCTGAATTCCTATCGATGTCAAATGCCAATAGCTTAAACCAAAGATAAAATTCCTTCATTCTTCCACATCCTCATATTTGGCTTCTTCAAACTCCACATGAGCCTCTACTTCCTTTGGCTCTACCCTACCTGTTGCTGGTACAAAGTTTATATTTATCGTCTGTGGCCCAGGAGTGTGCTTCCCTGCTTGCTCTCCATATCCCCTGTCCCTTGCCTTGTGATCCATGAAATATTTCTGTTTCTGGAATTGGAATTTTCTCTCCTCCAAGCCCATATTCTCCCAATCTTCCCTGCTCAGTATATCTTTAATAAGATTGTATTCCATCTGGTCTACTATCTCAGTTTTCACTATTTCATAAAACTCCTTTATCTCAGGATCACCCTGGATTCTCTGGTATATATTGGATACCGAACAACCCAATTCCTTTGCTACCAGTGTTTGTATTCCACAATGCCTTCTCAATGCATTCATAATCTTCGTTTTTGACAATCTATCCTTTTTCTCAGGAGAGCCATTATGAGTCCTCCTTCTTATCACTCTGGTTTCCGTTATTTTCTTTTGGATAGTCATAATCCAAATGCCACTTTTACACCATACGCCTTGTTCCATTTTCTCAATTCTACCCTCATTGCCCTGTTCTCCTCCAATCCGGAAAACAGCACATATATAAATATCCCCAACATATTGAATCCCAAATCCTTTACTCCAAATCCTTCTCTGTAGCCATCCTCCACTTCCTTTAAGAATCCAATAATAAATGTCAATGCCGCTGCTTCTGACCTATCCATCCATTGATCCAATACCCCTACCATCATTGCAGAAGACAGATAATGCAAATAACTGGTATAATCAATCTTGTCCTGATCCTGTGGAATTACTGTGAAATAACCTTTCCTGGGGCATTCAAATAAAAGTGGAATTCTCCATTCCGGTGCTGTGAAGTATTCCTGTTGCCCAAATAAAGGAAAAACTAAAAAAAGGAAAATGAGAGCTTTCTTACTCACCACTTTCCTCCTTATATTCCAATCTACTAAAACACCCTAAACAAAGGGCATCAATGTCAGTTTTAAAGTTTGACATATATTCTCCTATACCTATAATATAATAAATTTTTACGTAAAAGTAAATAGTTATTTTTGATTAAGTCTATTTACTTCTTTCTCCAATTTCTTTATTTCTTCATTAGCTTCTACCAAATCTTCAGAAAGATTTACGGTTTCATTATATAGATTATTCCTCTCAGTTACTAACTCTCCTATCCTCTGATTTTGGCCATCTATATCCTGTTCTAATGCTATAATTTGACTTTCCAAACTAATAATCGCATTACAATTATTACCACAATTATTATCTTGCCAATTCTCAATATCTTCCAGATCACTTATTGCCTCAAAGAAAACAGTTTTCTTCGTTTCTGTTCCTGCTCCAAAATCATACTTCATATCCAATAATCCAGCCAAAAGCTCACATTGTTCATTACTCAGGCTTTCTGCCAGTTGCCTAATTACCATACTTTTGTGATTCACTTCTTTCCCCTTCCATGATATTTGATCGCAAAAAATACCCCTGCTATTGTCCCAAACCCTGCTCCCATTCCATAAGATAATTGTTCCCAAATATTACCAAAAGCTATCTTCTTCACATTGAACGTCCAAATGAATGATATAAAGAAACCTACCACAAAGATATTCAGAAATTTCTTATCTATTACCTTTTGCTCTGCTATCTGCCAAGTGTTCACCGCTACAAGAAACACCTGGATAAAAGCCAATATGAATAGGAATGGGTTCACTCTAAAATCCTACAGGCTTTTTAGAATCCTTGCTTTTCCATCTAAGTACACAACCAAATTCACCAGGAGCAGGAATACAATGAGCTACTCCATTACTATCCACTATACGATGACAAGTACCTTTATGATGATAATATAATATTTAAGGATCATTAATTCTATAAATTCGTCCACAAAATTCATATTCTCTCCATTCCTCAAAGGATATATCTTTCCTAATAAGAGTTGTTGTGTCTGCCATTTTCATTTCCTCCTTTTAACTGTTTTTCGTTCTGGTTCACCCAATTGCTTCACTTCTGAAAATACCCCATTATGCCTCACTTCCCAAGTCCTGTCACTTATCTCTGCTAATGCACTATCATGGGTCACCATCAGGATCTGCAATTTCAATTCTTTGCTAATCTCCTTGACCATCTGCCCAAACTTGACAGATAAAGCTCCTGTGTACCTTCCTGGCTCATCCAAAATCAGAACATTCCGAGTCCTGGGTTTCTGCATACTCCATAAAACTATCCTCAATGCCAAGGAAGTGACATCCACCAATCCACCACCCACATTGCCCTTCAAGTCAAATGGCTCAGAGTCATCCTGAACTATTCTCAAAAAGCACTCACTCTTGTTCCTCTTGATCTCAAAGTCACAGATGAACCTGTAATCCTTGTCAAACACAGAGTTGATGGCCATTGTAACCAGGGACTCAATCTGGTTCTTTACGTTCATCTGGGTGAGCTTGGAAGCTTCTGAGAGCAGCCATCTGGCCTTCTCGGTGTCCTCCTTTTCCTTCTTCTTCTGGCCTATGAAGATTCTCTGAGTGCCCAGTTGCTTCTGAAGGAGACTTTTCTGGGCCTTCTTGTCATCTACGAATTTCCTGATTTCGCTGATTTGCATCTATCCTCCAATTCTCCTCTGAGGATCATTCTTTGGCCCAGCAGGTTTCTTTGCTTTCTTTTTCCAAGAATATGCTTTATTCTTCAATACTTTCAATTGAGAGCAATCAATCCACTCAAGGTCCAATTGTCCACCTTTTTCAGATAACTTTTCTGATCTTACTCCTGCTCTGGAACAACCATTTACCCAATTGGTAATTGCTTCAACAATCCCTTTGAATCCTGTAATTTTACATTTCACTCGGTCACCCAATTCTACATTTTTCATCTCATACTCCTTTCAGTTTGACAAAAAAGAATTTCCTGCACTCAATACACCTATATAGATTTCTTTTGTTCTCTTCACTTGTATTCAGATACTTTACCTCTTTGCTGCCACAAAAGGTACAAGCCTCTTTAAGCTTTGATTGTGTTTCATTCAAACTCATATTTGGCCTCCAATGCCTCTTGCTTGGTATTCATCTCCTCCTCCACCTTTTCCCTTTCTCCCTTGATCTCAGCCAATCTCTTTTTGCCCTCTTCCACAGTATCAATACCAAAGTCCTTTTTCAGTTCCTCCTTCTTTGAATCTCGTTTCCCTTCCAATCGGCTCATGTCACTTTTGGCTTCTGATATCTGGCTTTTGATACTTTTCAGTTTGTCTTGTGTGTCCATTTATTCCTCCACAATTTGGCCTTTAGGACCACAAGTTTTAATCCCAGGAACTTGACAAAAGGGATGTCGATAAAAAGTCCCATTTGATTTTATACCCAATATATGACCATGATCTATACATCTACCATACTTGTCTACAGCAACTAATTGAATACAATCACCTTCTTTTATAAGAGCCAATAACACTTCTTCTTCCACTTCTTCTGTTTGATTGTAAACTTTGAAATTTGCCATCTTATTTCCTCCCTTTTATTAAATTTGGATTGTCCGGTCTTTTCTCCATTATCTCTGCAATCTCATCATAATGCAATGGAGTGAAATTATTGTTATCCACTCCCACATCCCAACTCTTTCCTATTGGAGAAAGTGTTCCATGAGAATGCCCAAATAAATGCCAAGAGTTATGATGACTTTTGTTCCAAGTTCTCATTGCATAATGGCATAATACTATCTTATTTTTCAATATCTTCACTTCCCTCAAAGCCCTTATTCCTACAAAATGCTTGAATTCTCCTTTCCTCCATCCCCATTCTATTTTCAAAGAACTATTATCATGATTGCCCAAAATGAGAAATATCCTTCCATTTAACCTCTTTAAATAATTGAAAGAGAGAACCCAAGCAAAGTCACCAAGATGGTAAACCAAAGAATTGCCTTTTACCTTTTTATTCCAATTCTCTATTAAGATTTCATCCATCTCATTAATACTCTTGAATGGCCTATTGCAATGTTTTATTATATTTTTATGCCCAAAATGAGTATCTGCTGTAAAATAAATATCAACCATTATCTTCCATTACCCTCCCTAATATGGCTTTCACATTATCACCCACTTCCTCTCTTTCCACCAGAGCTTTCAGATTGTCCTCAAATGAATTCCCTTTTATCTCCTGATCCATTACCCCTTCTGTGAACTCCTTCATCATCTCCTCTTTCTCTTTGGCTCTCTCCAAATGCTCCCTGGAAATCACATCCTCTGCTGGCTGATGGGGAATCTCATGCCAGTCTATTTCCTTTGACTCTGTATCGTAAATATAGAATCCTGGTTTATGCTCCATATTGTACTCTGTGGCTGCCATCCTGAGCATTGGGCCTGTATTGCAAATGATCCTGCCTTCCCTATCCTGATGGAGAAAACGCTGATGAATATCGCCACAAAGTATGAGACTAAATTCCTTATGCTTTGACAGGAACATCCTGGCATCCCAATAATGGTCCTGTGTTGCCCATAGCTTGGTATCCAATATTGGGGCATGGATGGCAAGGATGTTGAATGTTCCTGAATTCATCACCTCTGGGATTTCTCCTCCATAAGAGCATCCATATACCACATAACTGCCCAAATGTTCCTCTTTCCTATTCTCTACTATATTAACCAACCCGTACTTCTCTAATATCCCCAGATTTGTTCCTTCTCTATTCTCAGAATACATATACATATCGTGCTGACCATATACCCCATAAATATCAATGGCTTCTTCATAATAAGATTGAAAGAAGTCAATCACCTTGGGAAGGAGGCCCCACGATCGTGGCTTATGAAAGAAATCACCTGCCTGACAGATTACACAACCCTCTTCTAATGCATAATCAAACGCATACTTCAACTTCTCAAACTGCACCTCCACCAAATTGTCCAACCTGCAAACTGGGTTTTCCCAGGTCAAATGAATATCACTCAATAATAGGAATTTCATATTATCCTGTCCCCTTTGTTTATCTCTACTGTACACTGGAATATGTGAAGTGGTTTACGATCCATTTTATCTTTACCCAACATCTTATCAACTTCCAGGGCATACTTCATCTCATCAATATCCTCATGCACAGCAATTCTGGTGACTTCTCCCATCCTTCCATCCTTCCTTCTGACCAGTGCATAAGCTCTAAATTTCATGTGTTTCAACCTCTGGAGCAATTCTTGGACAAAATTTATATTTACAAAGATTTCCTGATCTGGGACATAAAGAAAAATATTTTGTTGTAGTTTTCGTATACCCAGAAAGGTCTTTTTCTTCATCAAGAAAACCTTGTTGTACCATAATCTTACAATTAATTGAAAATAATTCAAAAGTTTCATTTACTTTTAACATCATACCTCCCTTATTATCTCTTCTATTTTCTCTGCTGAAATATCAGAATCACAGAATGGGCATTTTCCTAACTTCTCCAATTCTTCTTTATATTGCAAAATCAAACTTTCCAATTGATCCTCATATTCAAATATCTTATTTTCATAACTTTCTAACAATCCCAATAAATCTCCAAGTTGTCTCTCTTCCCCTTTCTTCTCTTTAAATTCCTCCGCAAGAGCTTCCACCTTACCCAACTCACCTTCCAACTGAACAATTTCCATTTTACTTTCAATAGCTGATGATACATCCAAGTACTCATTTATCAATACCTCCTCATTTTCTAATTTGATCAATCTTATGATAAGGGATTCCAACTCGTTTACCCCATCTTCACACTTGAGCCATTCCTCCAAATTATCTATCTCTTTATTCACTTCTTCATAATCATCCAATAATTCTTCCAGCCCATTTGCATCTTTGTCCAATCTGATATACTGCCCAGCCAAATCCTCAATAATGATTAATTCCTCTTCCAGATCCTTAATGTATTTCAACTCCTTGATCTGGACTTCCTTTTCCCTGGATTGGGCTTCATTCAATTTGATTTCTCTATTGAAGAAATTAACATCTGTTGTGAGGGTTGATATCCAAGTGTCTGCCTTGTCCAGTCTCATTATTTTATTCAGAAATTTTCCCACTTCCCCAGGCGTATTCCAAAGTAAAAAAGGCAAACCAATCTGTTCACTGAAATTGATTTCATCTATATTGAGAGCCTGCTTTATCTCATCTGGCACATCCTTGTTGAAACCTTTGAACTCCTGGTCATGCAATCCATACTTCCCTTCTTTTCCCTTTTCCAACCAAACCTCAACATTTGGGTTAATAAGTTTCACCCCCACCTTTGAGTGATCCTCTTTGGAGAATTCTGGTTTTATCTTGGCAGGATACCCCAGTGGCCTATTGAAAGCAAGCCACCCAAATCCTCTCAATAGATTCGATTTTCCGCTGTCGGGCAACCCAATCACAACATTTACGCCTTCGTGCAATTTGAGCCTTGTCTCTTTGTGACTCTTAAAATAATTATAATATAATTCTTTTAGCATCTGTGGTCCTTTGCATATTTAGCTATCAGTAAAGCATCTGCTCTCCCATCCAGCTTCCTGCCTCTGGGAGTAACCAGTTGATCAGCTATCTGGGGGAATAGTTCTGAAGCCCTCAAGACAGAAGCATCCTTCTCCTTTCCCATTCCCTGCATCATTACCTTTTTCCATGATTGGGGAGTGACCAAAATTAATGGATCTCCCAGTGTCACTATGATTCCCTTCCACAATCCGTACCCCTCACCCATCGAGAACATTGACCCAACTCCCTGTCCTGGCATACTGTGGATTTTCTCAAGTGCAACATACTGTGTCAATAAACAATCCTTTAGTATTTCAACCATTGCTGGAATATTATATTCCCTCTTTATTTTCTTACCACTTTTAATTGTCAAGGTAGGAGTATCCCAAAAGAGTATATTATCCTCTAATAAATAAGCCACTGCTCCACTTAACCCTGGATCAATACCCACTATGTTCATAATTCCTCCATTTCTTTCTCAAGCTCTATTATCCTCTCCAGCTTTTCCTCCTTGATAAAATTAAGACTCATAAGTATGCACGAACGATATTTGTGGTTGATCGTTATTTGTGGATCACCAGAATAGTTCCCTCTTACAACGAAGGGATGATCCTCGTTCTCTTTGATATGCACTATCACTTTGTCCAAATCCCATACAAACTTGTTGTTATTCTCCAATCTTAATTCAATTTCTTTACCCTTTGCCAACTGTTCCTCAGTCATGATCTACCTCCTTTGCTTTGAAACCCTTTTCCTTTTGTCCTTGAATGCCTGTTCAATCTCTTCCCACAAATCAATTGTCTTTTCTCGGATCTTCCCTACCAGATCACTCTCCTCCACATATTCAATCGCCATCTCTATTCGGCTGAATTCCTTACTAACACAATCAAATTTATCAGAACAGGTCACCTCTTTATTGTACTGCAAATTCTCCCTCAGATCATCCACCCCATACCCATATACAATTGAAATAGGTGCTTCCCTTCCCTCATCATCACAAGAGCTTTTGATCACTCTACACATGCTCCTTCTGCCAAATTTCTTTTCAGCTTTATATTTAGAGGGCATAGTATGAGTAGCTTTGAGCCATTTGTTCTTGGGATGTGGACCAATCCTTATTCTCAATGATGACCAGTACTTTATGGCTTTCCCCCCAGGAGTATCATCACCACTTGGCCCACCAATGGTCTGATTTGAATATGCCACAATCCAATTATTCTTCTCGATAGAAGTCTTATTTGTTCTAAAAAACTTATGAAGTAATTTGGCTTTCCGCATTCCGTATTCGTCCTTGTCTTCCATCTCCCAATCAGAGGAAAGTGAAGCAATCGAATCCTCAAAAAATCCATTGATTTCCTTGCTCTCAGGACTCCATTCCTTGAAATTATCCATAAGATCAATAACAGTATGACTTTGGGTATAATTCTCCTCTGGGATATTTACTCCCATTATTCTGCTATACTCTTTGTCAAATCTTCGCTCCCCATCATCATAATGAACCTCTCCACCCTGCTTTAGTATTGATCCAGCATTCTCTATAAGAAGTAATGTCTTACCACAGGATGGAGGCCCAAAGTATTCCACATATATCCCTGCTGGCAGTCCACCACCTCTGACTCTACCACCTGAGATTGCCAAATCCAGTAATGTAGAGCCTGTTGATAACACCTTGTCAAATCTGCTTTGATGGAGTTTTTGAGGAGGGGCTTTCACCCCTTCCTCAATTCCCTCTGCAAAGTGCTTGCTGTCCCTGCGTTTGGTTGTCATCTGCTATTCTTCTTTCTCATAATTTCTCTTGCTTCTGATTGTAATTTGTCTACATGAGAACTCAAATAAGAAACTACATTTTCTTGAACTCGTTCTTGAGCATCCTCTTTACTTTCACCTGGCAATAAGGCTGAAGAAATTCCAGCATCTACTTTCATAGAATTATAGTTACCTAAGTTAATTGTCAAACCCATTGAAAAAAATACTTTATCTTGCTTTAATTCTTCCATTATCTTCTCCTCATAAATTATTTTGGCCTTCCCAAACAGGAAGCCTGAAAAGTTCTGGACGTACAAAAGAAAGAAAACATAACTTTCTCCAGGTCATTCCCTCCACATCAGTTTCAGGATCAACCTTACTACCTTCCCACTTTTTTCCTTGACCTGCTGCTTTATCCTTACTCCCTTTCTCCTTACTCACTTCAGCCTTTAAATCATCAATTCTGACAGTAGGAATCGAACCTACAACATATGGATTATTTATCCACCGCTCTACCAATTGAGCTATGTCTATGGCCGAATTTGCAATTCGCTTATATGTCCTATGTAAGGTCAAGAACCACCCTTTCTTTTTACCAGTTTTTATCTCTGCTTGTAAAGCCATTTCATTATACCAAGATTAAATCAGTAACTGCATTTATAATCTCTAATCTCGCATCAATTAGAGAGGGCTCACTGGAGAATAAATCAATTTTCAAATCTCTTTTCTCTGGATCAAAATACCGAATAATTTTCAAGTCTTTTTTCGTACCAGTAGATTCTGTCACAACGCCTTCTTTCAATCCTCTATCTCCGAGCCTTTTCCAAATATCACACTCCAATTTTGCTAAGTCTCTCCTTCTATGAATCCATGCAGCAATAGATTTGGTTACACTTTTCCCACCAATTTCAATGGTAACTTCAACCTCAAGATTTGTCTTTTGAATAGAAACTCTCAAATTTAGAATCTCTTTCAAAATATCAGAATAAGATTGTAACCATTCCTCCACTTTTTTCTTTTGATCCGTATACACAGGAGTCTCATAATTCATATGAGCACAATGGGTAGCAATTTTAATTGCCAAATCATCAGTCTTTCTTCTTAAATCTTGAACCTTTTTTAACGCTTCGATTATCTTCATCACTTTCTCCTTCGTCTTGTAATCTTCTCTTTCTTTGGCTCTTCCTTTTCCACTTCTTCATCCAACCTCTTTTTCGCCTGCTGGCATTCACCAAACTCCTCATCAGTGCATTTCTTGCACTGGTCTACTGTATCATGGTCTTTCCCAAACTCAAGTCCCTCTGGACATGGATTCGTTGCCCCTGGCTCTTCTTCCATTTCCTCTTTCGGAGCACCCCTTGACCTGCCACTTCTGTCTGTTTCCTCTTTCTCTGGTTCCCCTTTGTGGCCCCCATAGAACAATTCCTCAATTTCTTTGTATGAGAGAAGTATAATATGTTCATCAAGAGTATAGGCATTATCCAGAATATCCTGTTCAATCACATATTCCTTTCCACCAACTTTTCTATCCTCAAAATGATGACCTTCATAAACGGTATTCGTCTGGCCTTCTGAAGCCTTCTTGAAAGCAATACTCCTGCCCTCATCAGGATCAGCATATATAATAGTTTCACCACCCCTTGAACCTGACTTCTCACTTTGAGCCTGGAGATGCTGCCCAAAGAAATAATCAGCAATCCATAATATCTGAATTCCCTTATCCTCTTCCTCTGGTGGTTCATACCCAATCACATTACAAATATCATAAAGGGTAGGTTTCAATGGTTTCACAATCTTTTTCCAATTCTCCTTATCACCATACTCAATAGGCTCTGCCAACTCCTTTGCCCTCTCACAAATCGGGCATGGCTTATGATAGTTCTTGGCAGGGCAAACAACCATTTCATCCATCGCCCCTATATTTTTATGCACCCAAAGTTGAAGCAAATAAGCAGCTTCACCTTCTGCCACATTCGGATCATTTGGTCCTGCTCTATAAGGGATAATATCAATCATATGCTCCCTGACCCCCCTCAAGCTGTAGAAGGGCAGATTCTTTTCATCAATGAAAAATGCTTTGAAATCTGATCCATCTGTCTTCCTCTCATTGGTTTCCTTTGTGACTCTTCTCAACCCTTCCCTGTTCTTCTTCCTGTCAAATCTCGCCATTATTTGTTCCTCCTTCTTGCGATTCGTGGATTGTCCTTTAGTCCTTCATTTTGATCTTTAATATCCATACGAGCCTTTCTTTCTTTCATCCTCATATCTGTTGACCAGTATCCACCTGTCCATAATTCTGATAAATATTTCAATGAACTTCTTCTATGCTCCATTGCTTTCACTGATGTCTCTAAATAATTGGCATTTTTCTTAGCCTCATCCCATTCTCTCTTTGCTTCCATCACATTCTTTTGCCTCATCACTAATATTTCAATCACTGCCTCAGTAATTTTCTCAACATCCTCATTCCTTTCCATATACTTCTTTGGTTTAGTTCTAATCAATAATTCAATATCACCTCTGGCTAAATCATATCTCTCTTCAGCTTTATCCCTTTCCCACTTGGCATCGGCAAACCTATCACTCCATTTCTTATAAAGTGATCCTTGTTTCTCCAGTTCAATTTCCAGATTATTTCTATCTATAGTAATATCATCCTTGAATTCATTTGCCATAAGATTCATCCTTCAACATTTCTGTTAATTGATCCGCAGTATACCCAAAGTATTTTGCAATCTTCTTTGTTTCCTCTGGGTGCTTCTTCCCTGTCTGACCACCTACCAAAGTATTGTAGAATAATCTGTATTCAACTCCACACTCCCTTGCAGCATCCACTATCTTTATTTTCCTTTTTTCCTTTGCTGACTTATCCAGTATCAGCTCATCAATTAGTCTCATTTCTTTACCTCCATATTTCTAACCATTTCCTTTTTCACCCAAAACTGCCCACTTTTATCTTCTACCATAATCCTCTTTCCTTTCCTCCTTATAAAATAGGCACTTCTGAGATTGCTTTTTCCTTGCCTTCCATATTTGTAATAATGAACTATTGTTTTTCTTCTTCGCATCTATGTTTATATCCATGTAAAAAAGCCGTCCTATAATGAAACCCTATTTTCTTAATTACTTTTTTCTTTTCTCCATGAGTATACAGTAATTTCTCAATATACTTCCAATGACATCTTATAAGTTTATTTATATCACTCATACTCTGGTAGCCAAATAGCAACTATTCACAAGCATAGGTTTTCCTCCATACATAAATGATTCACAGAAATATGTCAACATATCATTAACTCTACTTCCTCCATTATTCAAAACTACTGCTGACAAATATCCTGCCACTGCATATCTCACCTTTTCAGGATCTTCTTTTATTCCTTTCAATATTTCACTAATTTCACTCCAATCACCTTTCATCAAAGCTCTGCAAAGTTCAATAGTCTGTCTCTCCCCAAATTGCACTTCCCTTATGGCTTCCAGCAAATCCTCATCATTATCTATATCAATTACCTTGTCCAGGATTACCAGTGCTTTCCTGGGGGAACCTTCACAAGTTCTTACGATCTCAGTTATTGCTTCATCTGGAAAACCTTCCACTTTCTCTTTCTCTAATACATTTCCAATTAATAATTTTATTTCTCTACTCCCCAATAAAGAAACTTCAAATGTAGCGCATCTATTCCTAATTGTTTTGATTAGTTTCTGAGGATCTGTGGTAGTTAATAAAAAATAGATATGATTAGGAGGCTCCTCTATAATTTTCAATAACGCATTTTGTCCTTCTTTTGTAATCATATGGCACTCATCTAATAGATAAGCTCTTGCTCCTCCCGATATAGGTTTAAATCTGCAATTCTGAGATATTTCCCTAATTGTATCAATTCCTCTTGTGTTAGCTGCATTATAAAATAACAAATCATTAATATTAATTTTTAATTCATTAGCAACTACACCAGCTAATGTGGTTTTCCCACATCCAGAAGGCCCAGTGAAAAGTAATGAATGCTTCTTTCCATCTTCTCTTTGTAACATGGATTTCAATGCTATGACTGTAGATTTATTTCCATAGAATTCATTGAAATTTTTTGGTCGGTATTTTATTTCTAAACTTTGTTCCATAGTACCCTCTTATCTATTAATATAATAAAAAATATTATTAAAGTAAAGTATTATTTTATTTCCTCCATTTCTGCCCAGTTCCCATCTATTTCACTTTGCTCAAATTCTACTACCAAAGAAACAATGATCCAGTCCCAATGCTCCCTTATATCCTCAGTCATTACCTTTTCCATCTTCTCCATAATTATTTCTTGTTCAGTAGGAACCATATCAAACATAATTGAATCATAAATCTGGTTATTTGTAACCGATTCTAATTTCTCCTTTTTCCTCCAATCATTCAACTGAATCAAATCCCACAAAATACAATGATAAGCAGTCCCTTGTACACTTGTATTCAATATCTTGTTCTTCTTTAAATACCCACCTCTACGAAACCCAAGGAATGATTCCACATACCCATTCCTATTATAAAATTGGATTTCTTTTTCCTGCCATTCTCTCACTACTCCAAACCTATCCCAGAACCATTTCTCTACACTTCTTACATGAGCTTCAAAATCCTTGTAATCCTTTATTCCATTATCTCTCAAATGGTCATCTACTAAAGTTCCATCTTCTAAACATAGTCCATCAATATCACTCCATAAATTATCAGCTACTTGCTTATACCATGATCCATAAAATTCAGGGAATACATAACCACTCTTACTAATAAATCTTAGCTTTGTAGTCACATCTTTAGAATCAAGAAAAAATATCTCTGCTGCCACATCTCTATGCATATCAGTGGAAGGATCATTTATATAATCCACCAAAACCGGATCATGAGAATAGCAAGCTAAAATCCTTACCTCCAAGCTCCCATAATCACCCTCTAATAATTTGTTCCCCTTACTTGGAATTATACCTCTCCTGATAATCTTCATTGCATTTTCATCCTTCTTTGGAGCATTATAAAGATTAGGATGATCACAACTTGGCCTCCCTGTTCTGGCTATATGAAGATTCACATTAGGGTTCACTTTCCCTCTTATACACTCCCTGGTATACTGAGCGATATAAGTATTACTTAATTTCCTTAATTTTCTAAAAGCAAGTAGATCATTTGTCAAAGGAATATCATGCTGGATTAAAGTTTCTTCATCAACAGAAGCTTGTCTCTTTTTAGCTGTCTCTTTAATTACCTTTTTGCCCAACACATCATAGACCAATGTCCTCAAATCCTTATCAGATACCCATATCTTATCATTCCTAATTTCAATTCCTAACTCCCTGCCAATCTCCTTCTTGAATTTCTTAGCTTCCTTGCTCTGCTTCATCTCAAGAAATAAATCATTCATTTCTTTGTCTAATCTCTTTTGCTCTGACTCATAATACTTTTTATCAATTGGAATACCAGCACTCTCCACATCCATATAAGCGAGATTTCCCTGGTGAAATAAAGTGTTTATTTTTCTTAACCAGAGGTTTCTATTTATCATTTTCTCTTGCTTCTCTCTTAGCTTTCTTTCGATCAGAGCATCCATTCCACCATATAATAATAATTTATCTAATGGAGCTTCTTCCATCTTATTGAACCCATTTTTATCCACTGAATTCTTATATTGATTTATCTCATTATCATATCCTTCAACCCCAAAATGAATATATGCCTGGAAGTCCAATGAACAAAATTTCCTTCTACCTGCTTCAATCAAATGAGCAGTGTTCATCGTATCATGAATCCACCCTTTACATTCAGTCCCCAATACATTCCTATTCCATCCCTCCTCAAATTTGGTATTTTGAGCAGACTTCCAAATATTCTCATCCTGCAAAACTTCAATCCACTTCTCCTTTACTCCTTCCCTGAAAGCAAAAGAATATGTCCCAGATTCAATGGATACAGCACAACTGATTATCTTGGCTCCTCTTTTCCTGGAGTCCAAGCAATTAGTTTCATAATCATAATCCACCACCTTACTGCATCCATTCAAAATATCATCCAATAATAAATTGGTTTCTTCTTCAGTACTAATGATTCTAATTAATTTTTCCCACTCCTCAAATACAGGAGGCTCTTTATTTAGACAAGAAACGGCCCATTTCAAATCCCTATCAAATAGATTCTCCAATCCCTCATCCTTATTATGAAGAAGCATTGATGGGTGGTAAAGTGGAATGATCCAGGCATTTGCTCTCTTATCTGGAATGCAGAGCTTTCTCCAAATCCCAATACCTGTTTCATATCCTCTACCAAAGTAAAAGGATGAAACTGCTTTTTCTCCCAACAGGAAAATGAAATCAGGTTTCAATTCCTCAATTACTTTCATCACCCTCGGATGACAGCACCGGATCTCCTTCATTTCAGGGGTCCTATTATTTCCCTTCTCATTTGTAGGTCTGCAATTGACGGCATTTATTTTATAGCAATCCTCATTCATTTCAATGCCATTATTCAGTAATTTGCTTTCTAACAATTGACCAGTTTGGCCCACAAATTGATCGTTTTCCAAGTCCTCATTGTATCCTGGACCTTCGCCCAATAAAAGCAGCTTTCTTTTCCCTTTGCCATGATAGGTCATCTTGGGGGAATTGACTTCTTTGTAAAGACCACATTCATCACACCCAGAGACTGTCTTGTCTGTTCCCCCAACTTCTTCTTTTGTAAAAAATCCTATCATTTGTTGTACAGATCCAATATAAATCTTATTGCCGTAGTTGCTACCTGAATAGCTTCTTGTCTCATTTCACCACTTGCATATATTGATTTAGATTCCTTTATTTTATCCCAAAGTTCATCTAATTCTTCTTTTATAACCCCATATCCTTCATGAGTAGAATGAAAATTATGATAACTTTCTTGAGCTTTTAATAATTCACTATGTATATCTAAAACAATGTCTTCAAAATCAGTTAGTTCCATTTACTATTCTCCTATTCAAACCCAAACTTCTTTTATTCTTTCTTTCTTCTTGTGCAATATAATCAACTGATACTTTGAAATATTCTGGCTTTAATTCCAATCCTAAATATTTTCTTCCTAATTCCATTGATATAACCCCAGTCGATCCTATTCCGGAAAACGGATCAAGTACTAAATCATTCTCATTTGAATACAATTTTATAAAACGTCTTATTACTTCTAATTGCAATGGACAAATATGCTTTCCATCTTCATCACTTTTTGCCACTTTAGTATTCAACGTATCTGTTTCCCTTATATCTGTCCAACATCCTGAAGCATAATCAATCCAATCATCAGAAGTCATCTCTCCACTTTCAAAAGCTTTTATTGGAATCTCACTTTCTCCAGGCTTTGCAAAAATTAATACATAATCATTATAACAAGGAATGCACTTTCCTGAATCTTTTTTAAACCCCCCCATAGACAATCCTGGAACATGATAAACAATGCTTTTTGCTTGTTGATTTTTCTTTATTGCTACTTCTCCTTTTGTCTGAAATCCCAAGCCATTCATAGTTTCAATTATAATTCCTCTGAAATCTCTCATTCCAATATACCCACATTTAACTTTTAACATTGGCAATTGTGCAACATGAACACAAATCTTTCTTCCAGGTTTCATTACTTTATAAAGACGTTCCGCAAAAAATCTATAATTTAATGTGAATTCATCATCATTCCCCACATTCCCCATATCTGCAATATCAGATGAATAAGTAAAAAGTGATGCAAATGGAGGAGAAAATATACAGAAGTCAATTGAGTTTTCTTCTGTATTCTCTAACTCATAAATATTATCCCCATTAATCAATTTATAATTATCAGTTTCTACAATATCATGACGTTCACTTTTTTTCACATATTCCACTTTGATCTCCTTATTTACAAAATCCTTTAGCTCATCCACAAGATTTCCTTTGTAAAGATTTTCCTGAAATGCAGCATCCTTTTCCCACATATCCTTTTTTCTTAACACATTCCTATACATTGGCTCCTCAAAAGAAGTGACTGGAATATAAATCTTCACCTGTTGCTTATTCCCATATCTGTAAACCCTTCTCAATGCTTGATAATACTGTTCATAGCTATCATTTAACCCCGAAAATATTACAACAGAGCAGTTTTGAAAGTTCATCCCAAAACCTAACAATCTGGACTTAGAAATCAAAACATCTAATTTTCCACTTTTGAAATCTTTTATTATTTCTAATCTCTTTTCCGAATTTACTTTTCCGGTAAGATTAAATACACTTCTTTCTTTTTCAATTAAAGCCCTTAGTATTTCTCCCTCAGTATCATAATTTGTCCATATTATTATTTGTTCATCTTCGTGTTTCATAACAAGATCAAATATTAATTGGGGCTTATTCGATTCTATAAATCTTGTTTCTTCTCCATAAAGAAAACCTTTTGATATCTGACTAAATTTAGTCCTATTTGTTATCCCATCTAATTTAGCAATCAAACCAAATGAATGATCATCTTTCAACTCTGCTATAATAGCTTGTTGTTCCAAAGTCAATTTAACAGGTTTTTCTTTTATAATAGGAGTTGGAATATCCTTTAAGTTATCTTCAAAACCATAGTTCTTTGGATCTCTTAGAAATATAGAAAACGATGCAAGATAACGATAAAAAGAATTAACAGCATGAGGTTTCAATATCCAACCTGGAGCAACATAAGTGAAAAACCTTGAAAAGAATTCCATAAATGTTCTAACTTGATCAAGAAAAAGTGCATGATTTGCATATTCTTCTCTGTCATTTGGTGCAGGAGTAGCAGTACAACATAATTTCCATTCAATTCCCTTCGATGCGTTAATCAAATTTGTCTTAATTACTCCATGCCTACTTTTCATTATAGAACTTTCATCTAATACAATAGCTCCAATCTTCCCATTAAAATCAATTGGATTTCTAAAAAGATCGTAATTGACTATTCCAATTCTATCTTTTTCATTCAACCATTTATTAAAACCAACAGAATGAATATTAATCAATTCTTTCTTATCATAAAATTTGGTTTGTTCCTCTCTTGTTTGCTCTAATATCATTAACGGGGAAACAATAAGAATTTTCATATTTTTCGGAATTAACTTTCTTACTTTTTCAATCCATTCTAAAAAACAAAAAGTTTTCCCAAGCCCACAGTCGGCAAAAATAGCATATTTCCTTTTCAATAATGCAAGCTTGACTATGAACTTCTGATAGTCAAACATTTGCTCATTGAACTCCCAATCTTCTCTTACTTTTCCATTATTCCCAACTCCTATCATAGATAAGAACATAGAATTTACAATGAAAGAATTCCCTTTAACTTCATAAGATGGAAGTTGTTTGATCTTTAAAAACCACTCATATTCTTTTAGTGATAAATCCTCTAATACTAATTCCGATGTATAGTCACCTTCTATCTTTTTCATTTATCCACCAATCTTATAGGCATTAGTAATAATTTATAATCTGCTTTACTTTTAGATAATCCAAATCCAATTTCTTTAACAATAGGTAAAAACAAAACTGGCCGCACAGGCGTATTAAATTTCATAAGTACTTTTTCAGAATCAATGTGATTTAATATTTCTAAAACATAATTCCGATTAAATCCAAATTCAATCTTTTCTCCAAAATATTCACAACTATCTAAATTAACTATTCCATCAAATGATTCCTCAGAAACAGAAAAAGAACATTTACTATCATCTAATAACAATCTTATTTTGCATTCTTTATTTATTCTAACACTTTGCAATTTAGTTATAAATTCTTTTCTATTGAAAATAAATTCAGAACTAAATTCTTTCGGAATTACTCTTTGATAATCAGGATATTGACCTTCAACTACTCTTGAATACAAAGATATATTATCAAAAGAAAACCCAGTAACTTCTTCCCCAAAAAATATTTTAACATTGGTTCTTATTTTCTTGCATTTCTTAACAAAGAAATCTGATACTAATTTTGAAACTATTGTCCCTATCTCAAATTCACTTTCAAATGGATAGTATTCTGCAACCCCTAATCTATGCCCATCAGTTGCTACTACCTTAAAATTACGATCTTTAACATCAAAATAAACTCCCATCATTGTAGGTCTTAAATACTCATCAGAAACAGCAAATGACGTTCTAAAAAGCATATCAAAAAGAATAGAGCAAGGAATTTCTAATGATTTACAATCAGAAATTTCAGGTTTTCCAGGATAATTATCTTTATCTAAACAAGAAAAATCATATTTATCATTTTCTAAAATAATTGTAAATTTATATTCTTCCAAATCAAAATCAATATCAATAGACTTTGTTCCTTTTAAAACTTTCAACACATCAAAAGGGTTCACTATAAAACTAAACTCAGAAACATCGGATATTAAATTATTATATTTAATACAAATAGAATAATCATTCAAGTTTGTAGAAAAAACACTAAAAACCCCATCTGCATATTCTAAAAAAACATTGCTTAAAATAGGTAAAGTAGAATTCTTAGGAGTAAAAAAACTTGCCCTTTCAAGCATTTCTATAAAATCTTTTCTGTTAATTTTCATATCATTTATCCACCGTAGCTATTATGTGTTTGAAATCACCTGAATCAAAAAGCACTGAACTTCCTTTATAATAGAATGATTTGTTTTTCTCCAATACAGATTTCAAAAAGCTTGCAGAAATCATCAGTTTAAAATCTTCTGGCAAGCTGTCTTTTTCAATCTTCAATTTATCCTTAATACTTCCAAAATCCCTTTCCCCCTTAACAACCAACTTACCCCTAAATACTTCCAAGCTAATATATGAGAAAGTGCCTAATTTCTCAAATGCCATAACATCAACTCGATCAAGAGATTTTGATAATTCATCCGGGAAACTATATTCATCACCAGAAACTTCAAAAAACTCTTTAATCTTTTCACTTGGAAATTCCCCTTCAATTAATCTTGAACTAAAAATTACATTTTCCTCATTCCTAAAATGCACCCAAGATTCATTAATTCCATATTCTTTTATGTCTTCAAATTTGATCAATTCATTCAAAGCTTCCAATGGCAAAATAAAAGAATCCATTTTCTTATCCATTTCAAACCAGGAAGCTCTATAATTATCTGAGGAAATAATATCATTTCCCCCAATGAAAAGCCCACAAAGCACCCCCAACGATACATCAGATGATACAGAGAATAGACATTTAGAAATACCAGTTATGAAATCCTTTGGAACTTTCTTCCATTCAATAGCATCTATTCCCAAAGATTCTATCAAAGATGTAATCTGAGATTCAATAAGATTCATTTTTAATTCTGTGATATCATCTCTTACAATTAAAGCAGAACGTGTAACTGAGACAGGAGCTCCTTCTGGAAAAGTATGCAAATTATCAGCGATGCCTGTATCACTTTTCAATTCCATTTCGATTTCATCACTTTTCATTTTTTGCAACACTTTAAAAAATTCATTGGCTTTGATCGAACAATTGATTTCTGATTTGAATGGATAAGAAATTGATATTGTATCACTGTATGTTCTTATCCAATCCTTGTCAAATAGAAATGAATCTGCACCAGGAATCATATCTTTTCCTACTCCTGGAATGACCTGCTTTAACGCTTTTAGTAATTCTTGCTTTTTCATTTGTCCTCCATTTTATCAATTTCCTTTATTGCTTGCATGATGACCTGGGCAACTTGTGGCACAATTGCATTTCCTAATGCTCTAAGTCTGTCCACCCTATCGGATACCCCATCAGATGTTCTATCCATTCTGGATTCAGGTAATATCCTATCATTTTTGAATCTTTTTCCCGAAAAGCTTTGATAGTATCGTGATTTGTAAATGGAGTTATTTTCCCCTTGTATATTACCATTTGCGCCGTAGGAGTTGGCCACAATCCATATTCTATCCCTCCTGTGTTCTGCCCCCACCCCACAAGCTGGTATAATGTACGCTTGCGTTTCGTACCCCGCACTTTCCATTTGAGAAATAATATCGTCGAGTGCCAATTCGATGATTCCAACAACATTTTCCCCAACAACCCACCTGGGGTTAGTTTCGGTAATAATACGGAACATTTCTTCCCAGAGATAACGGTCATCTTCTTTGCCCTTCCGCTTCCCGGCAGAACTAAAAGGCTGGCAAGGGAATCCCCCTGTAATAATGTCGATTGCCTCAAATTGATTACCTTTCAAATTAAATATGTCATCATATATAGGTACATTAGGCCAATGCTTATTAAGTACCTTTTGGCAAAAATCATCCTGCTCACAAAAACCTACAATGTCAAGTTCATTACCCCATACCCATTGAGCAGCAAGACTAAACCCACCAATGCCAGAAAATAAATCCAACATTCTCATTTGTTTTCTTTCTTTAATTTTCCTTTATACCAACTAATACAAGTAGCTGTTGTATTAGCTCCATCAAATTCCTTTCTAACTAATTCAGCAAATTCTTGCTTTTTCATTTGTCCTCCATTTTATTAAACCATTGTATTCTTATCTGATTTGCAATTTGTGCTATCATAACTGGTGGAACTGACATTCCTATAATATAGATCGCTTTTTGCTTCAAAAAATTATAATCTAAACAAAATGTAGAAGCAAGCAACAAAGTTTTAGTACTTAAAAAATGATTTACATCAATAAAATATCTATTTATTGTTGCTATAGTAGAAAGCACTTTTCTTTTGTCACAAAGAACATCTCCATAACGAGAATAACTATATTTTTGAGAATTCTTCAACTCAAGAAAATCATTTTCAATTATATCATCCAAAACTATTTCTTTTTCATT